CGATCTTCTTTATAACTTCAACACCCTGTGGTGTCTTTTCTTTAATCACGTTTTTGATACGACGAATTTTGAGAGGATCAATGTAACGTAATTCAACAATACCTTGTTTAAGATTATTCTCGTCAATCATAACATGATAATACAAACGTCCGTCAATATACCACGAACGGAAAGTATCATGTCCACGATCTTCAAATTTTAATACACGAAGAATATTTTTAAACTCTTCACGAATCTTTTTCTTAATACTTTCTGAAACTTCTAGATCATCTAGATTAATTGATACTGATGGTTGGTGTTCATCAGTAACGATTGCCTCATTAATAATATCTTCGATCGCCATATCGCAGTCGCTGTACTGTGCAACTTCACGATAACGACGAATGAGATCGTTTTCATTTTTAACGACCCCATCCATATCCATGACCATACCGTAATAGCCACCAGCATTAACGCCAGTGTTTATTACGGTTGCGCCATCTTGAGGACTTGGAGGGATTACACTACCAAAGTCCTTTTGTTTTTTACGACTTATCTCGAAGCCAAAAAATTGCATTATATAAACCTTCGGTTAAATTAAATTGGGAAAGAACCAACTGGTGTATCAATAGAAACATTAACTCCAACACCACCACCTTGAGCACCAGTATTAGATGTGAAGAAGTTGTATTGGAACTCTACATCAAACTGTTCGATCGCATTTTGTTGTTCGAAATCTAATCCGATAGCAGAAATGTTAGTAGGATAAGCATCGACAAACTTGTAAGTCTTGATAATAGCACCAGAACGATCTAGTTGGTGAACTTGCATATCTACTTGATAGTCTGTAGGATTTGTACGACCAAGAGTAGTATCATAGTTCTGAATACCAGACTGCCACTGTTCTAATGCGTTACGGATACCGAATGTGGTATCGTTATAGATTGTTACAGTCCATGGTTGGAATGTACGCTCACCAGCAAAGTTAACTGGACGACCTTTATAAAGAACAGAAATGTTCTCTAAAGTAGACGCTGGTAACTGAGCAGCTTTACACAAGAACTGTGCACGCTGACCAGCTACTGGTCCAAGTCCAACGAAACTTGGGAAGGTTAATTCAACACGGAACTGATTAGGGCGAGCACCGCCACCAATCATCTGTGATTTGAAATCAGCAATATTTGCCATTTAATTCTCCTTTGTTCTTTCTCTTATTTATTCTGAATTACGCACCAACTTCGCTGAAGTTAATACCAGAGCGAGCAGCAACAAAGTTCAGAGTAATGTAGTTGATAGAACGATTTGGCTTAACGAAGATGTCAGCAACGAATTCGTTTCCGTCAATAACCTGCGCTGTGTTGTTTGTATCATCACACTTCACACGGAAGTCAGTGATACCACGACGACCTTGAACATCACGTAGGAATGGTTCGATCAGGTTCTTGAATTGTGCACGAGTGAATGGATCATTGAACTCGAACAACTGATACTTAGCAGCAGTAGCAATCGCCTTTTCCATAACGATGAATAGACGACGCACGTTAATACGATCGAATGCGCTTGGCTTGCTCAATAGAGTCTTGTCACCGTAAAGAACAGTACCTTCACCTGGGAAAGTAACAACTGGGTTTACACCAGCTTTGTAGATAACATCACGATCAGCTTTGTTTAGAGTAGCTGCTAGTTTAACAACACTCTTAATCTGACCACGATTTAGACCACCTGGAGAGAACCATGGGTCTTGTTGATAATCAGTACGAGCACATAGACCAGCGATGTCGCCGTTCAATGGAACCCAACGGTATGTGTCGTTGTAGCGATCATATTGGTACTTGTAACCAGAGTCAAGAACTGCGTAAGAAGTGCTTGGTAGTGCGTTACGGTAAGCAACGATAGCAGATGTTACTGTAGCACCATTACCAACGATTGGGTCACCAGTAGACACGTTCTGTGGAGATGCAAACACTACACAGTCAAGACGAGTATGTGCAACAGAAGCGATTACATTAGATACTGTGGAAGCAGTTGCTTTACCCATAATAACCAATGAGATATCATATTGGCTGTCATCAGCAAACAATGCATATGCAGATTCAATTTGTCCAGCAGTTGGTGTCAAACCATCAACACCACCAGACAATGAACGAGTAACTGAGTTGTTCATGCTAGCAAATGTTTTTGCTAAGCTAGTAGTACCCCAGTTAGTGCCAGATGTAGGGTGATCCATCCAGAAGATGTATTCTGAACCAGAGTTAACTACGTTTTTGTAGTAATTGTTAGATCCGTCTGCTTTCTTAGCATCAGATGCTTTAGAAGCATAAGCAAACTTTTCTAGAACATAACCTGGGATACCAGTGAATTGACCATCTTCGTCGATAACAATAATGTGCACTTCATCATTTGAACCACCATTCAATGAAGTAGAATTAGAAGTAGATGGAGCAGAATCAAAGTTATCTTTATATAGCCAGTTAGCCCATGTAGCAGCGTCACACATGGAAACTAACAATGAGTTTCCTAGAGATCCTGGGCAACGTGCTGCAAATTCACCAACAGTGGCTTGTCCTGCAGAATATGCATTCAAGTAGTCGCTAGTGTTATTGATTTTTAGACCACCAACTGTAATTTGTGCAGTTGCAGAAGCAGCAGTAGACAAATACAACAGAGTAGCAGATCCGTTAGTGGCAGAACCACTAGTATGTGATGGACCAGTTGTACCAGTTGTACCTGCTGTAGTTACTGTGTAAAGTCTACCACCGAAAGAAACATAAGCATTTAGAGCCAATGCTGTGTTAGCAGACCATGCAGATCCTTGGTTTTCGCCAGCGAATGCAACAGTGATAGTTGGAGCAGCTGTATAACCACCACCAGCGTTTGTCACTGTAATACCAGTAATAGTAGCAGTACCTAGAGAAACTGTACCAACCTGTGCGTTAGTACCATTACCAGTAATGTTAATTGTTGGAGCAGAAGTATAACCAGATCCACCATTAGTAATAGTGATACCAGTGATAGAACCTGCAGAAATTGTAGCAGTACCAGTAGCAGTAACACCACCAGCAACTTGTGGTGCGCTAAATGTTACAGTAGCTGCAGTATAACCAGTACCACCATCAGAGATAGTAGCACCAGTAACAGAAGCACCAGAAGAAGTCGCAACACCAGTAGCAGCAATACCACCAGCGATTTGAGGTGCGCTAAATGTTACAGTTGGGATTTCTCCAGCAGCATAACCGACACCAGCACCACTCATAGTTACGTTTGTGACTGTACCAGTTTGTGTAGAAACCGCATTTCTAGCTGCAGTAACGTCTGCACGACATACGATCAGTGCGTTTGTATAAGACAGGAAGTTCGCTGCAGTAAAAAATGATTGGGCATTCGCATCGACTGGCTTACCGAAGTAACGAACTAATTCGTTTTCAGAGCTAACTTGAGTTGGAGCCAACACTGGACCCCACTGGAACGCACCAGCAAAAGCCCCACGAGAGCTAGATACAGCTGGAACGATTGATGTGAAATCTTTTTCTACGACTGCAACGCCTGGAGATAATTGGAAAGGCATTGTAATTCTCCTTGTTAATAAGTTTTTACTCTAGACAGAAAATCGTGTCTACATTTTATTTAGTTTTTACAAGTTTTCAATTCAAAAATTGAGTGGAGCCTTCTCTGGACTTC